ATCACCCTTGCGTACAACACCTGTTACTTGTACAGGAACTCTACCTTGTAATGCTATTGCTACTACATGGTCACCTTCTAAATTTTTATTCATTAAGTATGCAGGATCAGTTGAAACAACTCCTGCTACTCTTGGATCTTTCATCATTACGTTTGCTGTAACTTCTTGTTCACCGCCAAACACTACTACTGTGCCTGGCTCATAACTTTCATCTGCCAAATATTTCTCTGCCAAGTCAGCAAATTCAGCCGCTGATGCTGTACCTTCAAATCTAACAGCATGAACATTGTTATATCTATTAGTTGACTCACCTATATCATAAGTGGCATCATTTATTACATTTGTTCCTTGTCCGTCTGTACCGTTTGTAGGAACTATGTTTCTTGAACCAAACACACCTTGCATAAACGAATCATCTGCAATACCATTTCTTCTTAGGAATGTATTGTTAACGGAAGTATTTCCCGAACTCACTAAAACATTTGCTGAAAGTGTTGCGTTTGCATCACCGCTCCAACTTACACTTCCTGATAAATCACCTGCCAGTGTAAGTGTTCTTGCAGTTGTCCATCTATCAGCACTACCATGAAATCTTGAACCATCTCCGCCCCCACCTTGGCTATCTGCTGTGATTAAAGGTTGATTAGTAATACCTTTGACAGTCATTAATTCTAATCTAGAATATACATTACCGTCATTAGTTCCGCTGTGTGCTGTAAATGCCGTTGTGTCAACTCCATTTGTTAACCCAGAGTCTACATAAAATTCAAAACTACTTGCTGTTAGTCCGCTGATATAACCAACTGTGCCATTTAGTTGACTCATTGATGCTACACCGTCAATTCTAACTTGATCACCATTTGTTAAATTATTTGTACCACCTAATACAGTGAAACTTACAACAGCCGGATCTGCCTGTGTAACATTTGTTATTTGTAGTGTAACACCAAGTCTTGGACTAATATTATCTGTTACAATATTTTTTATAAAACCTTCATTGTATCTAGCACTTGCTTGACCTAGGTCAAATGTATCATCTGAACTTGGTCTTACGTTTTGTGTTTGTAGAGTACCAATCATAGTACCACCTGACTTAACAAGTGCACCGTTTGTATCTAAAACGTTTTCTGTAATATATGCTTCAACACTGTTATCAAAATCAATCAATGCTCTTGTCTGCGAAGCAGTAAGTGCCACCACAGCATTTTCACTGGATTGATTGTTACCTAAAATACTGTTACCTGTAATAAATTCCATTTTACTTAATGTAACACCATCATTTGGATTTGATATGCTAGGTGCTTTTAATTCAATCCAACCATCGGTATCTGCAAATTCTGTGCTGTGGAAAGCCGCAACACCTAAATCTGCCTGTGTAATACCAGTTGCATTTGCTCTAGTAGTTGCGGCATTTAAATTTAATTTACTTTGATCAATTGCCGCCGCCGCACTTACATCTGTATTTTTAACAGCACCATTGGCTAATTGAATATTAATTTGGTTGTTTAATCTTGTAATTCTTACATCAGAACCTGTTCCTGTTGGTTCACCAAATGTTGGACTACCACCTGTTGTGTCTGTAGTGGTATCTAATGCAACATTAACTGCACCTTGAATTGCGTTTCCTAATCCGTCTGTATGATTAGTACCACTGAACATTAACAAGTCTGTGTCATTTGGATTACCTGTTACGGTAACGCCTTCTAGTCCACCTATTCTATTTTGTTCATCTACATATTGTTTGTTTACAGCATCAGTACCATCAAATGGATCCCTTAAAGATTTGATTCTGTTACCGTTCATGTCAATTGCACCAGTATCTGCGGAACTGTCATTTAACATTGTAAATGCTTTGACATCTGTTCTTACAGAATCTGTTGTGCTACCTCTAAATACATTATCTGCATAAAGTTTGTTGACACCGTCATCGTCACCAGCACCACTCATTGAAATATTTGTAATTAGGTTAGTACCCATATTGAGTTCACCATACATTCTATTCCAAGTTAAATTACTTGCGTTGTATCCTGCTCTACTCAATAATCCGAAGTTACCTCCTGCCTGAGAACCTGTTGTAGTCCATTCAGGGAAAGTAGTACCATCTTCATGTTGTCCAATTACTGCACTGTTTAGATAAGTTACTGAACTTGCTTCTGTAGGAACAGCATCATCTGATTTACCAAGCATCTTGTCATCAGTGCTAAATTCATTAATAACTGTACCTTTTGTAAATCCTAAACCATCTACGTTTGTAAGTGAAATATTTGCGTTAAGTTCAACAGAACCATCACCTTGGTTAACACGGAAGAACTTACCAACTCTAAAGTTACCATCTTGGTCTGTACTTGCATAGAATACTCTACCAGCACCTACTTCAACTGCTTCACTGGCTTGGTCCGCCGCGAAGTCTGGTCTACCTGTTGGGTTACCAAACACGTTGTTTGGATAGTTTGAATCAACATAGTTACCCCAACCTATGTTTAGGAAGTCGTGTCCAGTTGCTCTAAGGGTTGAAATTTTTGTTGTTACTTTTACAGTGTCTCCGTTAAATCTATCTGCTGGAAACTGCAAGTCCAAACTCATTAATTGATAATCAATGTTTGGATCACCTATTTCATTTGTTACTAATCTTTCCACACCTAAAATTCTAAACACAGATTGATCACCTGTAGCAAAAATTAATGCAGAACTAGGTAATACTCTTGGAGTATCTTTTAGATTTCTAACTGTAATTTTTTTACCAATGGTAATTGTAAATCTACTTCCATCTGCAATCACTGTGCCAACACCAAGTGCAAGTGCAGAACCAAGTTTTAATTTTGCTCTACCACCACCTTTAGCAGTTGCACCAGATCCGCTATAACTTGGATTTCCTTTTGCAGTTGTATCAAGGAATGTTGTTAATGCTACATTAGTTGCTAGTTTAAAACTAGTAGCATCAACTAATTTTACATAGTAGATACCATCTACTCCTGTCATGCCATTAGCATCAGCACCTGCTATGAATACCATAGCACCTTCTCTGTAGTAGTGACTGCCATTTGTAGTAACCACCGCTTCTGCGGCAATTGAAATACCTGTTATGTTTACAGTAACATCTTCTAATTCATCTACTTCATAGTTTGTGCTATCGTTATTTGAACTGTACTGTGTTAATTTAAATTTACTATTTTCAATTGGTCTATAGTCGAACTCTCTAATTTCTAAATCAGTTGCACCTGTATTTGCTTCTTGTCCTGTAGGATTGTGTATCGTAACGTCCTGTGAAAAATCTCTTCTGGAACTGTCTGATTCTACTAGAGCATTAAGTTCTCTGAAGAAAATCTGTCCTGCTTGAATATTTTCATTTGGATCTGAACCTTCTGCCTTAAGTGCAATTCGTCCATAACCATTGGAGCCGTTAAGTGATCTAATCTGTCCACCATTTCTTGCCCAATACGCCGTGTCACAGTAGTACGTGAACACAGACACTGTTTCAATAAGTCCGTTGTTAGTTGCTACTAGTCCATAACCATCTGAGTTGATTTGAGTGTAGTCATTTGATGTCATTGACTTATTACCAGCAGTCTCAACTCTAATTTCTTCGTTTTGTGGAATATTGCCATTAGGTAAAGCATTGGTATCAGTAACAATTGATGTTGTGCTTGATAGTGTTAATGTTTGTTTAAATGTAGTTGGAGTATTTCCTAAACCATCATCTACTGGAGCAGTTGCACCAATAATTCTATAAGTTTTCTTTTCTACGGCACCTGATCCTTGATATAGGAACGTTGTTGGCAATTGAACTTCTCTAGTCAAGCCACTTAATGTAATACTTGTTCCAGTTGCAGGATTATCTACTACGGTACCATACTGCACACCAGCATTACCGTCAACTAACTGACCACCACCGCCTTGTCCTGAGAAAGAACTACAAGTTTGTACGTAAGGTGATTTGGTTAAAATTTGTCCTTCATGGTCAAGTACCATACAGAAACCTTGATGTCTTCTCATTGTAATGTTTCTTAAAATACAAGCATTGTTTACAAGGAAGAAGTCCAAGTGTTGGTTTAATAATTTTAGTTCAACAACCGTGTTGTTTGGTATATCGTGTTGAAGAGTAGTTGCAGTAGTTAAGTTTATGTCACTGTATAAAGATAAGTCTGCTCTTGTAAAGTCTTCCTGTCCAGCAGGATCAAAACTTACTTCTTTAACATAGTAGGTTACACCGTTAAATGTAAAATACTGTCCATATTTTGGATAGTATACTAAATCTTTTAATCTAATTTGAGCCGCACCAGTTTGGTTTACACCGCCAACTGTGTCTGCTCTTGAATATTGTGAGTCATAGTGATTTCTAAATCTTGCCGCTTTTGGAGTACCTGTACCATCAAAACGTTTTAGGTCACCTCTTTCAAAAGTTTGAATTATGTTTCTTTGTGTTGGTCTTACACCTACTTTGGCTTGAATTATCACACGTCTAAATTCATCACCTTTCAATGATACGTTTTCAGGCAATGTAATACCTAAGTATTCTTCATATAAACCTGATTCAACATGAATAGTAACTTCTTTATCAGGTATATTTTGTTCTCTACCTTCGCCGCCTGTTTTTGCAGGAAGCACACCAAGTCCGTTGCTGATAACATTGGTTACGATATCCATTAACGTTGTTATTCTAGCCGCCGCACCTGTTTCTGCAATTATAGTTGTATCAATAAACTGTGATGCTGTTGTTTGTAAACTTCCTGTATATGCAGTGTTTGTTAAAATATTTGTAAGGATCAAACCTTTTGCAAAGTTAATCGCGGCTACTGTCTCGTTTTGCTGTCCAGCAACTCTAGATGTAGCACCGTTCCAATAACTTGCCGCCGCATCTACAGTTTTACTATTTCCGCCATATGTTAAATCAAAACTTACAGCATCTATAATCAAACCAATATCTCTAAAACATTTATCTTCCTGATATCTAAATGTCGTAGCAAAGTCGTCTGTGTTATCACCGTCGGCAATTTCTGCATTTATGAATGCAATAGTTTCATGTTGTACAAATGATCTGTTTTCAACAAATAATTTATTTGCTAAAACATTTGTTGTATCTTCAGTTCCGTCTGCCGCCAAGTTGACTGTGTATGGTCCAGGTTTTTTGCCTGGAACTTTGAATACAATGTCTACCTTAGGATATATATGAGCACCTGATGAACAAGTATATCTAATGTTTCTTATTTCAACTTTATCACCAGCAGTAAGTCCGTGTGCTCTATCTACTGTAACTGTTAAAACACCGGTAACATTATTCCATGGAGCATTAGTAATAAAGAAAGTATCGTCACCTTTAATAATTATACCACCGCTGTCGTATGTGTGTACATCGGTGTGTGTTCCTAACTGTATTTGAAATGTATCAGATGTTAGTCCTGCTCCAAGCACTGTGTACTCTACGTTATTTCCAAGTAATCCTTGATCACGTAAAACAATATCACCTTTTACAATTCTTTCAGCATAGAAAGCCGCTTCACGTATAGTGTTAAATGAGTATGCTAGACTTCTACCAACCTGTGTTTGATCAACACCAGCGGCTACCATTTGTGCTTCTGTTCTACCGTTGGTACTTACAAATAAATTTTCTTTTGATGTAAATGAATTATTATCTACGTATGCTTTAGTTGCCGCTTGTAAACCGCTATCAGCAAATGCAGGTGTTTCAGAAAGAATTAGCGGACCGGTCATTGTTTCACCAGCAATTCTAACTTTAGTGTCTGCGTATGATTTGTTTACTGCTTCGTCAGGATCATTAGGTACTCTAGGACTTCCACCGTTTTGTAATCTAAGCACTCCTGTTGCTGTATCTCCTGCAACATCTAAGAAAGTGTTATCCGCGTATTCTTTGTTTACAGCATCTTGAGGTTTAACAGGTGTTCCTAAGTTTTCTATTAAAAATGTTTGTGCATTTAAATCACCACCAAGTTCTGGTGTTGTATCTAATCTAATTTCTGTTCCAGTTGTTCTAAGTGTTAATTTTGTAGGATCACTTGAAAAGTCAACAGCAATTCCAACACCTTCTAGTGTTCTACTTGCAACAGCATCGCCCGCCGTATTAGTTGTTAAAATTTGATTGGCAGTAATTGTAGATGGAGTATCATCAAGATTTACAAATTTTAGTCCGCCACTTAATCCTAAAGAAGCATAAATTTCTGTAAAGTTTTGATTTACTTTGCTAAATGCACCTCTGATACTATCACCAGTTGCGTCATTACCTGTTGTTCCAATGTTAATTACTTTACGTGCCATTTACTAAACTCCAAAACTTTCGCCACAACCGCATGAACTTGTTGCGTTAGGATTTACTATGCTCATGTAAGATCCAAATACTTCTTCTTTGTAATCAATTGTAGTACCCATTACATACATTAACCCAACTCCATCAATAGCAAATTTGCCATTTTTCAATTCAATAAGTTCATCGTTTGCATCTATATTATCTACAGCATTCCATTCGTATTGAAAACCAGCACATCCACCGCCTTTAACACTTAATTTAACATACTGTTTTTTCTGTTTTTCTAGTATGCCTTCCATGTGTTTTTTGGCAGATTCTGTTACATTTACTACACTCATATCAATATTTAGCATAGACTTCTACAATCCGAATGTAAATGGTAAATATGAATATGTACGTAAGAACGGATATAACAACTAAATCTTATATGCGTAAAAGCCGTAAAGGAAAGTTTCACCCATATACTCGTAAGAAGCAAATAGCAGTGTTTAGTTGTGATAATTGTAATGAATTGTTTACACGTGACAAGGGTGTCGTAGATCCTAGGCGTTTATCCAACAACTATTTCCATGTTTGTCCTAAGTGTGATCCTAAAAGATTTGCACAGAAAAAAGGTGTTGAAAAACGCCTAGTATGGAATCTAAACGCATCAAGCGGTTTAGATATCAGTAAGATTTAATTATTTTCCTGGCTTCCAGATAGTCCAAGCACCGTAGGCAATTGCCGCGTATGCTAAAATACCTGCTAGAGGTTTAGCAATCAGTACAACAATACCTAATGCAATTAGAGCCGCACCATCCCAAGAAGTTCTTTCTTTGAAACGATTGCTTACCCAACCTTTAAATTTATCTAACATTTTACTCCTCCTTTTTTAGAGTTATAACACCACAGGCAAGTCTATCACCTGCGTTTCCTGTTTTTAGACTTTCAGCATCTCCGCCTTGGCCTAAATCGTCTTGGTCTTTGTGTATTACCACAGCACGACCAACAACAGATCTTTCTCCTAGCAAATCCACTCTTTTCGCAACAATAGTGAAATCGGCTACACCGTTTGTTCCCGCTACGACATTTCCTAAATCTCCTACGTGACCTTTTTTAAGATCTCCGTGATCAACACCGTCTGGATTATAATGTGCACCAGCACTGTCGCAACCATCTGATAAATCACCATACTTATGTATATGAAAACCGTGTTCGCCAGGTTCAAGTCCTTGTATTCTACCAACTATTAAAGTAGGCTGTCCAGCACTTTGTTTAAAAATAATTGTACCTTTGACGCTGTCTGAATGTTCTAAGACGCTGACTGCTGTCACTGTTTCATTTGCTTCAGATAATCTATTGATATCTTCGCAATGGCACTTTGTTGATTTAGTGCGTGGACATTCTGAGATATATAATTCATTTAGTCTCATGATAATATTTATGCAAACTATGACTGGCTAAATTCTTTGCTTTAGATTCTACCATAATGTCTGCATGGTCCCAAAAGGACAATGCCCAGTCATTCACAGCATTATTCCACATATAATCACTATGAGCACGAAGTTTTGCTTTTTTAAAATTCTGTTCAAGTAATGTGTTCATTACAGGTTTTTTATCTACAGGATGATCTATAAGTATATCTTCACGTGAAACAGAATAATGTATAACAGGCCTTACACCACGCCAACTGTCTACTATGCGAGAAAATCTATCGTCGGTGGTGCTGATATATTCACCTGTTTTGACCCAGTGATGGTGTATGTCAAGTACGAGTGCGACGTCCCTACATAATTCAATACTTGCTTCAATCCCCCACGACATTTCGTCATTTTCAATTGTAATAATGTTTCTCGCTTCTTGAGATAATCTTGGCAGGACGGCTTGTATACCGGCTGGACCTTTGCGACCTGCGATGTGTACGTTGCATTTAAAATCTTGGAATTGTTTACCGTATCCCATCCACCTTGCGACATCAACATGATATTCAAACTCCTCTATACTTCTTTCTACAATATTGGGGTTGTCAGATGCAAGAACAGTAAACTGACCAGGATGAAAAGAAAGCCTAACATCCAACTTTCTCGCAAGGTCACCGACTGGCCCAAGATGCTTTTCACAATACTCTCTGACATCATTTTTACGCCAAAAGTAACTCCAAGTAGGCTCAGTATAAACAGGAAGAACATCACTGCCGAGCCTAACCATTCGTAACTCATTATCTAAACCTCCAACATATTCAATTAAATTTTTAAACGATCGAATATTATGTTCCATAATATCCCATAGTCTTTGTTCTGCGACTTCTTTAGTTTGCCTGTTCAACCAAGCAACTGTTGTGCTACGAGTATTTAGTGGACGTTGAATTTCTTCTAATAACTTTTTCTTTTGTGATTGATCAGGGTGCATATACTTACAAGCAAACCCTATTCTTTTATGTGAAGTCATTTTTTAATATTTTCCAAGTATGTTTATAATCTTTTACATTGTAACATAAACCTAGATCCTTGTCAATCAAAACTCTTTTCAACGGATAGTCATTTCCTGATGGTTGCATAGCATCACCAAAAAATTGTATTATATCGTTTTTTGGATCAAAGTCTTTTACAATTTGACTTTTATCACTACCTTTTTGGAAAATATCAATGCCTGTTTCGCCGCCAACGACTGCTTCTAAGTTTGGAAATTGTATTTTAAATTCTTTTGCAATCCTAATTCTTTCTTTGTCCACACTATCAAATCTAGCATATAACTTTCGTTCACCTAGTGTTGCATTACGTCCTACTACACTAAAGTTTACCATGCCTGGACGTTTTTCAATGTGTAAACCTGTGCGTAAAGGAAAACTACTTTGTCTGCATTTGATATTCAACCAAGTTTCTGCATCATCGGGAATTTGCCAATCGTTAGTGTTTATATTTTTTCCTTTTTCCCAAACATCACTACCAGAACAGTTGTATACACGTTCTACATTTTCACATAGTTTTTTACCTAGTTGTTCTACAGTTTTAGAATAATCACTACCTGTTACAAGGTAAACATAGTTTTCATTTGTAAACTTTAAAAACCAATCGTGAAATTTAGAATTTATTTTTTGTCTGCTTGGGGTGAGAGTTCCATCTACATCAAATACAAATCTATATACCATTTAAACATTACTCGTCGTTTGTGAACCAGCCAGTGATTATGTATTTGTAACCTTCGTATATAGGATTACCTCTGTGTGGATGTTGCCATGTTGCAGGAAAGAAAACAAGTTTACCAGCAGTAGGTTTAGTCTTTATACCTTGATATAAAAATTCTGTTTCTCCGCCTTCTTTAACTGTGTTTAAATAAAGCATATATACAGATACTCTGTCTCCACTTGCTTTATCATTATTTTCAACGTGCCAAATATGATATGCTTCTTTAGGACCGTTGCGTTGAACACTCATACCTTTAGGAGTGTGTTTCACAACACTATCTTTAAGAACACTAAATTCTTTGCAGTACTGTTCATTGTAGTATTTGTTTACAGTTTCATAAAATTTTATACACAGTTCCGGATCATGATAAAACATATTGTAGTGAGGTGCCCAATCATAAACTACTCTAGTGTCTTGATTGTATCTAACACTTCCGTCATAATCACTTGTTTGGTTATTTCTATTCATTGTTTCAAAACGTTCTATGACATTTTCACAAAAGTCTTTACTAAATGCGTTTGGATATTCTCTGATGTATGATTCTGATATTGCCATTATAATATATTTAACGTGTTGAAACTTACCACCATACGATTATCGGTTGTGTTCGTTTTGGATCCATGTTTTAACCAACTTGGAAACAAGTAAAGATAACCTTCGGTAGCAGGCACAGTCACGTCCTTCATGTTGTATTCTGATATGTCATTATGTACTTCAGCCATTTTGTACATTTCGATTGGACTTTCAAATGTTAATCCAATACTTCCTTCTGGAACTTTAGGATAGTATGCTCCACTAATTACACTTGCTTCGTGCCTATGGAATACCAAACTACTTCCTTTATTCATTGTGCTACACCAACTGTTGGTAATTACAGTTTTAACCAGTGCAGTTTTTTGTGCATAAACATCTACACAATTTTGTAATTCTGTTTTGAGTGCTTTTATAAGTGGCACATCTAGATCTAATAATAACCCGTCTGTTCTATCATATGTGCTTTTACCAGCACCTTCTAGTAAAGGATGTTCTTTCGCTTCTATATTTTTTAATTCGTTGTATAGTAATTGCGTGTTGATTTTAGGGTTTAAATCAAACTCCATAACCAATGTTGGAAATAAATTAAATTGTTTCATATGTCCTACTTCCAGTTATTTAACACCCATGGGTCGGAACACATATCAGGATTGGGATCTCCATGAAATACTGCTATGCAACATTCCTTATGAGGAACAACATCTTCTTTTTTAGTAAATGTTCTTTTGCCTTTTTCTCCAGCAGTAAGAGTTCTGTCTTTTCTTATTTCCCATTTCCAACTTCTAATCCATTCATCGGGCCAGAGTTTAGCAGTGTTTTGAGCACTGGTCCACAGCCAATCCTGATCACCGAAGTGTGTTTTTATAATTTGCTCATGATTACTGTTAAAGTCTCTCCAAACTTTATCAAGTTGTCCTTTATTAAATCTTATTACACTGCTATTGTATTTCTGCCAATTTGGTTGCATGGCACGAGTAAAATCTCTAATTACACACCAATCTCCTTGACTATATTCAAATAGTTTATCTAAACTACCTGCTATAACTACGTCAAGGTCCATGTAAAGTATTGTACCAGTTAACGGCAATTCTGCACTGTACATATAAGGTTTACACCACCAACCCGAAAGATGTTGTGGTATATCAATAGGAACAATATCAGGATCTAATCCTTTCCTATCGTCTGTCATACAAGCAAATTTAAAAGGCAAAGATAGGTTACGTTTAACCATGTTGTAAAGAATATTTACATAATTGGCAGTGTATTTGTTTCCGTGCTTTAAACATAACACCCATCTATCAGCAGTTTGATCTACAGGAGGAAATTTTTCTCTCACTGTTACCGCTGGTTGCGTAATGTTTCTATTTGCTTTTTCTTTTGCTTTACGTAATTTACGTTGTGCTTTTGTTTCGCCAGGTATGTAAACCTTTGCCATTAGGTAAACTCCTATGCTTCATATATTGCACTGTTGGCGCCATGCTCTGCACATTCTACTCGCACAACATAACATCTATTATTAGTTTGTTCTCTAATAAGTTTGTCTGCAAAATTAAAGGCGTGTTCCGCAAATTTCTCTGCACCAACACCTTCAAATACAACGACATCTGCTAAATCCATATCGTTAAGTTTTAAAAATGTGTCCATGTGCGGATCTGCTTTATCAACCACAAGTTTATGATCAAAATGATCTTCAAGCCATTTCTTCAAAGGTTTTAGTCCGCCAAAGTCAACTGCCCAGTTCTTGTTGTCTAGTTCGTCACAACCGAATGTGAATGTAAATGCTAGACTGTAACCATGTAACAAATGACAGTGTGAATGATCTGCGTTAGGTTGTCTAAATACGGCACTTAATCCAATGTTGTGGCCATAATGTTTTGTACTATAATGTTTTGCCATCTTTGCTCCTAGTAATCGTGAAAATGCTATTCATGTATATAATATAACATTCTTATTTGTTTTTGTCAATCAATTCTTTGAGTCCATCGTAATTATCGATAAAAAAATTATCAAAATTTTCCCATTCTGTAGGCGAATCCCAATCATCAGGTTGTATTTGAATAAATTTTATTTTTGGATAATGTTCAAATAGTTTAGCAGTTTGATATATCCAATAACTTGGATCAGTAGCATCTTTCCTCGACTCATTATAATGTTCTGTGTCTTTGTATATATTGTTGAATAGTTTATCTTTACTATACAAATCAAAGCCAATCATAACTACAAACTGTGGATCAAACGTACAGGCTAAATTTAGTGCGTGTCCACCACTGCCCCACTGAAAACTATCATCAGGTCTTTTGTCGCCTTTATATGGTAGATCCGGAACAGTTAAAACATTCTTCCAATAACTAAAACTTGCTCTCCAATCACTGCGTGTGTATACAGGATTAGAATAGTTATTGTTTACTGCTTCGCTTACCATTCTGCGATCAGCACAAACTAGATAGTCGGGTATAAAATCTCTATGCACTGCATTAGTGCCTACAGTCTTACCCAGAAAAGTAAGACTATATAAATCAAAATTCTTACGACTTTCGCCATTACCAATAACACTGATATAACTCATGCTATTACTTATTGTCTTTTTTGATGTCTTGAAAAATTTGTCTTATAATTTTAATTTCAGTTAGAACTTCTTGTACACCGCTTTCTGCTTTGTGTACTCTATCAGATATATGCCCTATTGTTGCTATTGTCCAGAACCACCAAGTAACTGCTGTTACTACAAATACTCCTAAACCTAGCCATAGTATAGACTTTACATCCATCATCTGTGTTGAATGCATTATCAATCCAAGTATTACAAAACCTAAGGGTCCTAGTTTAGCGAACATATCCCAAGCACGAACTTGCTTTTTAATTCTGTTAGGAATGTTCTTTTTTAGAAATATTATATTTTTAGTCTGTTTCATACCAATATTTATGATTCTAATTTTTTGTATAAACTGGTACTAGTATGGCTTGCCTACAAATCCAAAACTGTTCCATTGTCCTGGATTTCCACCTATAGTGCATACCCAACCAATTGGAGCATCTTCTCTTGGATTAGTGTTCCACACTGTATCGCCTTTATTCCATTTACCTTTTGTTGGAGGTCTTTCACCAACTGTAAATATGCGATTTTGAAATTTTATATTACCAACTGCATCTATTGAATGCTGTGGATTTTTAATGCCTATACCAACCTTACCCCAAATATTGTGTGTAAGATCTTCGTTACCCTGTGAGCCAACAGTTAAACTTCCCTTATGATCTATTGAAAGTCTATTTTGATCATCTGTAATTAAAGTGAGTGTTTTATTATTATAAGCACCCACTTTAATTTGTCCTTCATCAGAAGTAATAATAAAGTTTGTATCGTATTCAAAATTGTATAACCCTATGTCACCTGCAGGTTTATCAGTACCAATACCTATCCTATCAAGATTAGGATCGTAAAAAATATGTTCACCTATTTCTACACGACCAGTAACATTTAGATTTTTTAACTTTCCAACTTTTTGCAGACTACTATTAACAACACTACTGCCTAGAGTATTTTGACTTAATACCGATTGCTGACCTATCATAAAGTCTTTGTCTTTATGTAGTTCAATAGGTTCAGTACTATAAAATCTATCAGGTTTATTCAAATATACAAACTGTCTAGTGTATTGTTTAGGACTAGTCCAAATAAATCCTGTACCAACACTGCTTTGTCTTTTGTTTTTATGACTGAATTCTATATACTGTCTATCTGTTTTTTCATCAGCAACCAGTTGCTTTGTTATAAGTTCATCTACTTCTAGTTTTCCTACAACAAGTACATCTTGTTTAAATGTAACATTATCAGTAAAATCAATTTTACCCTGTATAGATTCTGTCTTAATTGCCTTGACGACTATCATGTTATCTATCACAGTTAATGAAACATCTTTTGCTTTGTCTAATATACCTGTACTGCTGAACTCTTGTATAGGACCACCTTTGACCCACTCGCCAGGGAACTCTCCTTTTTTGATATCTAGTTGAGATACCCTTATATTATCAATTGGCTTGTCAAAAGTTGCTACTGGCATTAGTCTCTCTTATTAAGGATCATATCACACAATCCATATTCAATACATTCTTCTGCTGTTAAGAAGTTATCTCGTTCCATATCTTTAGCAAGTTCATCAAATGTTTTACCTTTTGTATTATGCTCTACATAGATTTGTGTAAGTTCTTTTTTCACTCTAAGTATTTCTTCTGCATGAATACTGATATCTGTTGCTTGGCCTGTGTAGCCGCCACTAGGTTGATGTATCATATGCCTTGCGTGTGGCAACATAAATCTATGTCCTTCAGTTCCTGCTTGAGCAAGTAATGATCCCATACTAGCGGCATGACCCATTACATAAGTATGAATAGGACATTTGATATATTGCATAGTATCATAGATTGCCATACCAGAAGTTACAATACCTCCTGGACTGTTAATATAGAAGTGAATTGGTTTATTTCCGTTTTCACTTTCTAATAAAATTAATTGTGCAGTAATTGAATGTGCTACTCCGTCATGCACCATTCCATTTAAAAACACAATTCTATCTTTTAGCAAACGACTAAAAATGTCATATGCTCTTTCACCATTTTGGGTTTTTTCAACCACCATTGGTATTAGTTCACTCATCTGTATACTCCTATCAGTAGTGTTTCGTTGTTAATACGTCCGTTCATTTTTGTTGGAGTAGTTTTCACTGACTCCCACCAGTTTTCAAACTTTCTACGTGTATTTAAATTACGTACTTCTTCAAGTTGCTCAACTGGCTTTCTTAAAACTTTCCAAACTGATTCCTTTTCATTAAATCTTTGAATAGTCTGTCCTTTCAAATAAAGACCCGTTCCTTCTCTTTCTTGTCCTAATGGATCTTCATTACTTGTATAGTATACGCCCAATTTCCTATTTTTGCAATTGAAAACCAAAAGCATATTTGCCGAAATAAATTTATGTGCTTCTACACTTGCACCATACTTTTCATCGGAAATCTTGTACTTCAATTTTTTAACAATTTGCTCAGGTGCTTTTCTGCTAACCTTTCTTGGTTTACGATTTGCTTTACGTTCTGCAATAATACTGTTACAAGCAATAAGCACTGTTTGGTAAAAATCATGTAATTTTTTAAGTTGCCTTTTATCATAGTGTGAGTATCCATCTTTGAGTTGTTGATGCCAGTCTTTTTCTACATCAGTCATTTTTGAAGTATCAGGTGGATTTAACAGTTCTCTCATTTCTTCAAATGCAGGTTCATAGTGATCTTGAATTAATTTAGCATGAGGTTGTTTGACATCCTTTTGTCTAAAATAATTTAATGGTTTCAAGTGTTTGAAGTCTACAATTTTACCTTCTGTGAAATCATCAAGTGCTTGATCAATAGCATCTGTCATATGAGGTATAGCCATTGCAATACGTTCTTGTATGCTAGGCTTGTAAACGTTCTTTGCTTTTTCTTCTTCCTGCTTCTTCTCTTCTTCTTTTTCTTCTACAATCAGTTTGCCTTTTTCAACTAGTAAGTCAACTTGTTTTTTAACAAACTCGGACATAGGCTTTATTTCGCCCATTGTGCCGGGCAGTTCTAGCCAGTATTTTGCGTAAGGTTCATAATAATCAGGTAATCCTTTGGAAAGCATTCTGCATATCCCACCCAATGTACAATTAAATTCTCGTTCAGGATTTTTCCGAACAATATCTATAATATCTTTGTGTTCAGAATAATTAAAATTTTCTAAGTAATCTATAGTCCATTGTTTGTAATCTGTGTTTTTGCATTCCAAACGATAGTAGGTCAATGCAGTATCTTTAAATCTTGAATATTGTTGACCACTAAATTTATCTAAGTCTTCATACTTAGGCTCTAATGTCTTTGTTTTGTAAACTTTTCTTTTTTGTGCCACTGTTCTCTCTTTTAAAAAATCAGGTATATCATTCATAAAGTAAAAATATGTAATACAAAGTATATATATGTTTTCTTAGAAAATCAACCTGAATGATTCTGGTTTAGCCTTCAAAGGAGAACTTTGTTCCCCATTGTGACTTTATTTTATTCAAATCATTAGAGTTACTGCCAAAAACTTTAGCATTTGGATTTTTGTCCATAAGTGGGAATTCATACTTTAACCATGTCCAAAATTGTGTTACGTCTTGTTTGGTTGCGTGATTAAGAGGAATCACTTTGTAACGTTTTACAATTTCGCCTGTCATTACAGCCGGTCCGGAAGGTGTTTTAAGTTTGAATCGCATACACCTATTTAGCGAAGATTTCTAATTGATCTTCGTTCTTATGTGCCTCAGCCATATCGTAAATAGAAATCAAATTCATAATTTGCTTTGCAAGATCGGGCCACTTTTTTACTAATGTTTCCGCAAACTCATTGCGTTCTTCATAGTTCATTCTTGCGATCATTTCTACAAACTGTTCCATATCCATAATACTCTCCTTAATTAATATAAATTCAGTATAGCATCGTTGCATTGTTTGTCAACCATTAGTTGGTAGTCCTGGCGGGAGTCGAACCCACATCGCTCTCTAATCTGGAGACTGTGCCGAGTATAAGCCGGGTGTTTTACCATTAAACTACAGGACCACTAACTTTAATTTAGAACAGGATCGCTAGGACATTCTTCTTGATCCGGATGCCAGTGAGTAACGTCACCGGTTAAGAATCCATAATCACAGTAGAATATACTCATTCCTTCCCATTCCTTTCCATCTTCATCAACATAGAGGCCTCCGTAAAAGCCTCTATGAGTACCTACCATATCAAAGAAGTACCAACAAGGTTCTCCTACTTGGGGTAGTCTTTCATTAACATTAATCCATTTCATAATAAACTCCTCTTAATAGATTGTGTTTGTTGTTTACTATGTAATGCCTATTAGACCCCAACCATGGTTTGCTATTGCATTTAAGATAATAGCAAGGCAAGTAAGAATGTGCAACACCACCCAAAGAGTACGAAGGATTGCCACTCTGTCAGAACGATTGTTATCTTCTTCATATGCTTTACTTCCTATTGTTTTACACCATGTTTCCCACATACTGTACTTTCCGAATTGGCAGAGGAGCAAGGAATTGAACCCCATCCTGCTGGGTTGGAACCAGCCGTGCTACCGTAACACTTCTCCCCCGTAACTTATTTTTGAAAAGTGACTTTATAGTCCTTTCCATTATAGGCAAATGTAATCGTACTGTGACTATACATTTCTTTGCTAACTTCGTTGTACCTTGTTTCAGTACTACACTTACGTTGCAAAGTTTTTTCATCTTGGTTTGCAAATAATCCACCAAGCAGTGCCCCAGCGGCGCCATTGCCTTTACTGTCGCCTATTTGATTACCAATAATGCCACCTACTATCATACCTTCAACATCAAGACCACCAAGTTTAGGTTTTGTGTCAACTTCAACATGAGTACAAACTTCTACACTGTAAGGTGTACGATCAATAACTGTTTTGTAATGATCAGTTACTGTACCTGTTGTATTCTGGTATGCATAGGCAGTATTGGCAATAAAACATGAGCCAAGGGCCAATCCAACTACTATAAAATTTTTCATAACTATATCCTTTCTCTTATAGTAGAGCAGTTTAAAGTCATGCTCAGGACTTGCTGAGACCTTTCTCGAGGGCGCCTCCCAATTTCCCGCCTGAACTTTTATCTAGGGGCCAGGCCTAACCACGTTTATACTCGTTCCCTATTGGTGCGAGCAGAGAGACTCGAACTCTCACGACCAATGGTCAACGGATTTTAAGTCCGTTGCGTCTACCTATTCCGCCATGCTCGCGATAAAACTAATTGTAAGTTCCTTCTCTGCTCTAACTATATGTATACTATACTACCGAATGGTAACGTTGTCAACTGTTTTCTATATTATTATATACTTTTTTTAATAATTTTTTTATTACAGGATGTTTTGTGTTAAAACCCCATACAGCAAGATATCCTAAAAGGTTAGGTGATAACAAATATCCTAGTTCGTCTTTCAGTCCTGCTGTTTGTGTTACTTTGCGTAACAAATCTATTGCGGTTTGTTTGTCTCTTTTACGCAACAATTCGGCACTGATGTTTTTTGCAAATGCTTCTATTTCATCATCATTACCCAGATATTCTTTTGCACGTTTTACATCAGGTTCTTTGTCTTTAGTTTTGTAATCTCTTTGTCTAACAAAACTCCTCGACCTATATTGTCGCATATGAATCATTTCATGTTCAAGTGCGTCTAATACCCTATCTCTGATATTTGCAATACCGTCTTTTGTAAATTCTAAATTTTTATCTTTAACACTAAAAACAAGATCAATACTGAATGGATCAAATCCATCTTCATCATCATGCGGATCGTATGCGGCGTTCATGTTCATATCTCCACTATCTACTTCTTTGCTTGTAATAACTTTGACTTCGTCTACGCCAAATTGTTTTAGTGTTTGTTCAAGTTTTTTTGCTATGTGTTTAGGCTTGAGAGGTTGATCACCACTTCCTAGATACATTAGAAAAGGTTCTAATGCTTTAGCAAGTTCTTCACGATCGACGGGTTGTAATATCTCTGCTAACTGCATGATTGTATTTACTTAGGTTTGCGTGAAGTTTTAGTAGATGAAGGCATACTAAAGGTTTTAGGACCCTTCATTATTTTCTCAATTTCTTTTTTTTGTTTATAATTGCGTTCGCGAGGATCATAATCTTCTTTGTGTAGCACTGACACAGATTTTTCATATTCAGCATAGTGCTTGATATCACTGCCGGGTATTTTTATAGCAGTGTCTTCTTTAGGTGCATATCCAACAGTCATTTCTGTGGCGTGTCTATCACTTAAAGTTTTAACTTGAACTTCTTTCTTATCGTGCGAACTCCATTCGTACTCTGGCCTTCTAACAGCAGGAGCAGATGTAATCATAGTTTTTATATTTGTCTTACCACAGTTTGGACAAGTTTCAGCGGTACCGTCCATGGGTACCAGTTCATCCCACTCAAATTCACAATCTTCACAACCAAATGATCTAAGAGGCATTATTTTTCTCCTAACTTATACTCAAAATTTTGTGTGGTACTGTTAATGCTAATGACCTTTGCTCCATTACGAATATGAAAGTGTGTTGCCATAGGAGTCAACGGAGATAAAGTTATCACTCTTTCAATACCATTTTTCTTTGCGTATTCAATTACTTTATTAATTATCTCTTTTCCTGCACCTTTTTTCCTACTCCATACAGTGTATGCAATAGCAATATTCTTTTGATCTTTAAGGTGTGCAAGTTCACTCATCATGTCTAGTTCTTTGACACTGTGGGGAATATCATTTGTAAATGCTACACAAATAATTCCCTCAATCTCTTCCTCAAACTTTAAACCAAATATTTTTCTGCCATTGGTTATTCTCCAACCTAATGTAAGTTCTGGTCTAACAGGATCTTCAGAAACATCTATATCGTCTAGTTCAACTAATTCAGTTCCTTTAACCCAACGAAAAAATTCGTTTATATTGTCTTTAAATTTTTGCACATTAACTCCACATTTGATCTATTTTTCGTTTGTAACTCCAATAAAGGATATAGTCAACAAAAATAGTATTTAAGAAAAATCCCATAACAGTAAAAACAAATCCGAAAAGATATGGCAGTAAAAACAAAATAAAAAACATTTTTAAAATGTAATCAATTGCAAAATACTCCGGTACAGAATAAGTTAACCACGGACCAAGATCTGGTTTAGGTGGCTTCGGCCGGTAATCTTCATATTCATGATACATTATAAAATCTCGTCTGCTAGTTTTAAATCAATTAATTGTTTTGCCGTAAAATATTGATCGCTTTTATCATTAAATTTTTTACGTACATCGGTCAAACTCATTCCACAGGCTTCTCTAATTATATTAAAACTTCTTAGTTCACAGTTTGCATTTTCTTTCATAGCACTTCTCATGTCGTGCATCTTTGATTCCATAGCGTCTGAATGTTGATGGTTCATTATACCTGTGTTTTTTCCTATGTATCTGTAACCCTGTTTTCCACTTATAAAAATTAAAAAGGCGGCACTCATTACCGCTCCAACTCCAACAGTGCTTATTGTGTGATAACTTTCTTTCATTATATCAATCAAAGCAAATGCTTGGTATAAATCACCACCTGTGCTGTTAATATATAATTCTAAAGTACGTTTTGGTTTCTTGGTTAAATTAGCACTAACAATCCATTTAATAGCATTACCAATATTTTCTTCTGATATATCTCCAGTCAAATAATGTATATCGTTTTCCAAAAGCGAAACGTCTATTCTGTCATCTGCTGTAAAATTTTCAAATCTTTTCATATGTCCTTACAATAATATACGTATATTTATACAATGTCAAATATACAGATGCTCGTTGTGTTTTGGCCCGCTCGGCAGGACTCGAACCTGCAACCTACGGCTTAGAAGGCCGTTGCTCTATCCAGTTGTGCTACGAGCGGTTTGCTCCAAAACATTATACTCATAATAACACCTAAGTTGATGTGTGTCAACTCAAAACTAATTTTTTTGGTAAATAAAAGTGGATACCCCGTCGAGCGAGATTATCAAATGTACTTACTGTTCTTTTTTCTGCTACTGTTAAAACACACGGTTGCAGATTTAATGCTACAGAGGTATTTTGTAAGTGGTGCCAACAAGCAAAAATATTTAGATTTATACAGTCAAACGCACTATCTACATCATAGTGTATTGACTTTGCTTATTGCTTTATTTTTTGTTGATTTACAATTTGCTATTGTGCTATGCTTAATTGATCATATAGCACATTGGCATATTGATTTTGCCAAAACATCTGTGATTAAGAAGTTTGAAATTACAACACAACACAAGACTTTTTGGGCCTTGCAATCCGCTGATCAAAGTTTACACTTTGCTACGTATTACTTTTTAACTTTACTGTTAGTATAATTTTTTGGAAGTTTACTTGCAGAGATTGGTAACGGTTCGCCATCAGCATCAGTTGGTTGATGTAAATTGTCTGGCTCTGAATCATCTTTGTCTGCCGCAATTTCTGTAGGGTTAACACCATCAGGTAATGTAACTTCACCTGCTTCTACTTTTTTGCGTTCTGCTTTAGATTCTACCCAACCTTCATCTTCAACTCTAGCAACTTTTTCTACTTTGATTATTTTTTCTGACATATCTACTCCTTATTTGCTTGTTGCCATGTCGGCTAACGGATTTTCAAGAGCCTTTTTAATTTGTTTGCTAATCTTTTCATCAAGTTCTTTCATATCTTGCTTGATAGTTTTAATAGCATCATTTATATCTCTATTAAGTTCTCTTGAGTCTTCTTTTACTTTTGTTTCTGTATCTTCAACAATAGTTTCAATTCTTCTAATATCGCCTTTCATATCACCTTTAAGATCTCTAGTAACTCCTACAACAAGTTCTAGTTCTTCTTTCATGAATGTAATTTCTTCTTCAATCACTGCAAGGCGCTTATCAAAGCCACTTAGGTCTGGAGCAACATAAGAATCTATTTTGGCTTCCATGGCTTGATATCTGCTAAACAGTTCAAAACCTCCCCATAGTCCACCCATTATTGTACCTATCAAAGGTAGAACTAATAATAGTTTGCTACCACCTATTTTAATACCTTTATATTCTATTTCTGCCATAATGTTCTCCTATTGTATTTATACTACTCTTTGTATTGTTGCATGATCATTTCTTCCATGATCTTGTCTTGTGCCATATTATAAAGCACAGATGCAGGGTCTAGTAATTGTGGCATATCTTGATAAACTTGTGTATCTGCATACCAACTAGGCAAATCTGCGTTCTTTTGTGCTATATATTTGTTAAAATTATCCTGATCTGCTAGGCTTTGCATTAGTGCAATTTTAGTAGTTTCGTTTATCGCACTGTACGTGTCTGCCATTGCGGCGAGGATTCTAGTTGCGATCTTCTGCTTGGCCTCTGCGATCTTCTTTTCAACGTACTCTCTTTTTTGTTCTTGTTTTGATTTAGTAGAGCCTCCTTTTCCTTTAGACTTTTCTCCGCTGGAAGAGTCTTTGTTGCTATCTCCACCTTCTTTATCTCCGGCTTCGGATTTGGTTTCTGCCCCACTGGTATTCTCTCCAGAATCAGTGTCTCCACTGTCTGACCCTTCTGATTCACTTCCACTTTCCTCCACTGGCTGTTCAGCATTTTCACTGGACTCTTGTACGTTCTCCGCCTCCACTGTTGACTCTGAGGTGCTTGAACTTTCTGTTTCGGAAACTTCCTGTGTCGATTCTGGCCCATCAGTATTTCCTTCACTAGTATTTACACTTGCTACTTCTATGTTTTCAGTTGGGCCTACATCTATTTCTATTTCTGCAACAGCATCGGCAACAGCACTATCAATCTGTGATCCAATGTCTGCTTCAATTTCTGCAACAGTAATCTCTGGCATTTCAGTTGCGCCTGTATCCATTTCGAAGTCTAAACTAATTTCTGCTATGCTTTCTACCTGAACAACACCTGTGTCTAAGTTTGTTGAACTCATTTCAACGTTAGCCGTATTAGAAGTTTCGTCTACTTCTACTGTAAATTCTAATTCTATTCCGCCACCATCTGCGTCTACTATTTCTATTTCAAATGAATCTACATCTGTGTAGTCAATTTCAATTGGAGTAGTATCTGTTGTGGGGTCACCTATGAACACACTGGTCATTGTTTCTTCTGAAGTTTCATATACTGTTTGCTGTGTGCTTAACACTATGTTTGTGATCTGTTCAGTTATTGTTGTAACTACATCGTAGGTTAGTTTTATAAAGGGATCTGAAAATATAGGTCCATACATACCCCCATGATACCCTGCGTCAACACCCCATAGGACCAAGCCACCATATAAATTTTCGTAATTGTTTTCTGGTAATGTATATGTATAAGAATATGTTCGTGTACCTGAATAGGTTAATGTTTCGTATCTTGTACTTTGGGCAACATAAGTTCCCATATCGTTAGCAAATAGGTTTAATGTTACTTTGATTAGGTCCTGACAGTCCCCTGTGGTATTAGCACAGTTCGGCACAGTGGCATTTGATTGGTGTGACTCAACCGTTGCACCGAAGTTGATATCAAAGCCTGCTTGTATTTCTGCTTCGGTTAGATTCTGTGTAAGTTCCACATAACCTGAGTTTACCGAACCACCACCAAGTGAGTTGCTTCCGTAGGGTTGCCAATTTATTGTACCGCTGACATTTGAATTTGGAACATTGGCCATTGGTCCTGTACAGGCTTCACCGACCTCAAGATTGCCACTATAATTACAGGCCACATTATTTTGCTGTGGACCAACATTTACAGTACCCCTTGTGGTCCAGTTACTGTCAATATCTCCTAGTTGATTGGCAGTGGTCGTTTCAACTGTGGTTTGTGATGTAGTTGTGGTTGTTTCTGTTGTTGAAATCTGTTCTGTAACAGTTTCTGTGTAAAGTGTTGTTGTGGTTGTTTCTTCGAAGCCACCATTGAGAGCAACATCAGTACCAGTAACAGTTGACGTTAAATCCACCGCAGTTACCTGTCCACCGTTGGGTCCTGTGTCACCTACTTGATACTGTTGATCGTATGCTAAACTAGAGTAGGAATAAAAGGAAACCAAGAGCGCCAAGGCCAGTTGCCCAAGTAGTCGCTTTATTTTTCCATTCTTTTTCGTATGCTTCAAGATCATTTTCTTTTAACCATTTCTCATAGTCAGGACGTTTCTCTGGATTTTCTGCCCAAGCCTTAGCCGCCTCAATACCAATTTTACCTTTGTACGGACAAGGTGTTCCTGCCATTTCCATTGCTTCAAATACTCGTGCATCTTGGCATAATAAGGATACTGCGGCAACCTTCATACCCATACCATATAATGATCTGGATAATTTTAATCTTTCACAGTTTAGATCTCGTATAGTTGTTCCACCTGCAATACCAAATACCTGTGTTTGTACTGCGGCACTGGTTCCTGTTGAACACACATCCTGATTGTTAATCATTACGTTAGGAGCAGAGGCAGTTGGTGGTGTTTTATCAACCGTAGTTGTTCCTGTAACAGTTGAAGTTACAGTGTTTGTTTCAGCGAATGCGGTTTCAACCATAAAAATGCTAAGAGCCGCTATCAGAATGATCTTCAATTCTCTCATATTTCTTTACCCTTGCTCGATTAGTTAACTACAGATATTTATCATTTAGTGTAAAAATATTTACACCAATGTATTATATTGTCCACTTAAGGTGTGCATTCTAGTTTTTTAATAAATAATATACGTACATAATAGGAGAGAGTAAATGTTAAAAACTTTATTGGTGGTGCTGATGCTAGGCGCAGGACCTAACGGTGAAAGAGACTTGTTTATCTTTACTGAACCCGAATTCGAAAGCATTGAAAAATGTCAAGTATGGGCACGGGAAAATCCAGAATCTATAATCGTAAATGTTCAGCGAAACTATGGCACTAGACCAATCGAGATGGTTTACTGTGTTCCTGAAAGAAATATGCCTAATTACCTACCTAGAGGAGAAGCAATACAGATATGAAACATATAGATACTGATCAAAATTTCAAAGAACAGACAGAATTTTTCGACTTTTTTGATACCCTATGGTTTGACCAACAATTCAAAGATGAATCTTTGCCTTCAGAAGTAGAAAGTCTTGAAAAAACAAGAATACATAATGCGTTAGAAACTGCTAATGGCAATCGAACCCATGCCGCAAAAATACTAGGCATTGGAAGAACTAACTTAATTGCTAAGATTAAGAAATATAATATCTTATACGTATACTAGTTCTTTTTAAATTTAAGTCCAACACCTGTCATTTTTACGGTGCTTTTTGTAAAGGCTTCTTTATTGTTTAGCCTTCTAATATGTTTGTTCCAATAAGGAATGTAAAGTATTCTTCTATCAGGGTCAGCACAATTATAACTGTTTCTATAATCAGTCTGAGATGTGTAATATAATAAACCTCTAGTTGCTTGTTCTTCCAACCATTCTCTGCCCTGCTGTGGTGTTGCACCTGGATTAGTTTGTAAGTAACAAGCCAACGCTCCACACACTTGTGGTGATGCCATGCTAGTTCCACTTATAACTAAACTTCCATATGTATTTCCACTGTTTCCACTATAACCATAGGTGTAAGTATTTCCAAAAGATGCTTCTTGAAATCCTGCACTAATAATTCTAGTGCCGGCCGCCCATATAGTAACTCCTGGACCACATTCAGAACTGTCTGCTTTTGTTTCTTCAGTAGAACTTGCACCTCCGCCACCGTTGGCGTTGTTAATGTTTCCAACTGTGATGGCATTAGATAAAGTGCCACCCAATCCACCTCTATGATAAAAGTATGAAAAAGGTGAAGTTGTTTGGTTATTGTAATCTTGATCTCCTATAGCGGCTATATAACTCTGGTAGTTTCCTGCAGAAGTAACAAAATGCACTCCTTCATCTTGCATATCTTCGATTTCAGTTTCGTATATAGGATTGCTGTAAGGATGAACAAATTGACCAAAGTCTGATCTATATCTTCCCACAAAGCCATATATGTTGCCACCAACAGTTTGATTAGTGTAATTTGTTCCTCTATAATTAAGATTCCATGTAGTGCTAGATTGACCCATACCAAACAAACTACCCCAACTTGCATTTACTACTGTTGGTCTTTTAAACCCTGTTTCAGGATCTACTGGTTTATTTTTATGCCATAATCTAATTAGATCAAAAGAACTAGTACTTGCACTAGGACTAATTGCACCACTGTCTAAAGTTTTCATACTGTAAAGATGAGCACCTTTGGCCCAACCGTGGTATAGTCCACCTGCTGTTCCCATTACGTGAGCACCATGACCTGATGTTACGTCATAGAAATTAGTGGGCATTGTTCCTGAAACGCCTGCACCTGCATACCAATCTATCTGTTGAAATCTTGATGTGCTACCATCTTCTGATAGCCATTCAGGATGTCCAGTTTCACTGCCGTCATCTGATATTACAATATCAACACCTGTGCCATCTATTGCACTTCTGTGGTTTGTAGTTACAGTACCACCTGCTCCATTCCAAGGATCAAGTCTGCGAGTGTGACGCATGAATCCCCAATTCAAATCTGTGCCACTGTCTACAGTTTTATCAAAGTCACCTTGACCTAAATCATAATCAAGTGTGTCAAATATATTAGTATCTCTCTGGTCACCACGCTGTTCCAAAGGCACAGCCTCGCGTTCTTCTTTGGTAAGTTCAACGCCTTTTACTCTAGGATCTTGTCTTAGTTTTTCTGCTTCTTCGGCAGTAAGGGCATAGTGAGTAATTCTTTTGCTGTTTGTTCTCGCATCTGCAACATCTACACTTCTGTTTGGAATAGTGCTACTGCCACTGCTTCTTCTTAATTCAGCATCTACATCTGCTACGTGGTCTTGTTCAACTGCTACCTGATATTGTTTTTCAGACATTTTATCTCCTAGGAAATTACAACTCTATCAGTAAATCTACGCCAGTTTGTTCCATCAAAGAAACAAGGCTGAGCACCTCCACTTTCATCTGTTGCGTATGCTATTGCACCTGCTGTTGAACCTTGCACTTGAAGTTGTGCTACTGTATAACTTTTTAAAACTATAGGTGCATCTACTACTAATTTTCCTGCTGGTTCAATATTGATATCTCCAACACTTTCTAAAGTAGGAGTACCTGATGTTGTGGCTTCAAAAGCACCAGTAACAGTTACGTCGCCTGCAAATGTAACATTGTCATTAAAGTTTAATGCTTGTCCGTTTACTGTACTTAAAGTATTACCTTCAACTTTTACAGTGTCTAAAATTATTCTGCCACTGCCATCTGGAACTAAATTTATATCACCGTTGTTAATGCTTACAATATTATTGCCATTAACATCTAAGTCACCTGCAAGAACAGGACTTGTATCTGTGCTATCCCAACTTAAATTTACATTTTGTATAAAGTCTGTCATGTTCTATCCTTACGTGTTGTATAGCGGAATTTTGTATTCTGTTCCGTTAATACTAATTCTTAAATATGTTACAGGCGTTGCAGGTAGTCCACTACCTCCGCCATCACCTCCTACAGTTGTTTGTAATGTAGCACCAATTATTGTAGGATCATCAATTTGAACATTACCTGTACCATTTGCCGCAATAGTTAAAGGTTCGTTTGATCGTGTGCTTGAAATATCATTTTGAGCAATTCTAATACCTTCTGTTAAAAATACAGTTGCATCTACATTACCATTTACATCTAGTGTTGCTCCATCGAATGTAAGTTTTGCATTATCAGTAAGTACTCCTCCTGTGGTTGCAAAAGTAACCCTGCCACTTGTAAGATTTGCACTACCTAGATTTCCTGTTGCTTCAACA